AGTCCCGTTATCTTTTTAAATCAATAACTTAATGTAATTCATTTCCGCAATAGGCGTTACTACAGTCAACGTAAGTTATTGAATTTATTAGACTGTAAAAACCTATTGCGGAAATCTTTTTAGGGGTTTCTGTTGTTTCAGAACTCCACCCCATATCATAATTTCAGGCTAATTTTTTTACTTTCTTTATGGTGATTTTTCATTAACTAATGAGTAATAGGTTATATGCCTTACTCGCCAACCATCATTGCTAATGACTTTTTACAAAAGGCACGACAAGAGGGGCGCGCGCTCACGCCGCTGCAAGTGCTCAAGCTTGTTTATTTGGCTCATGGGTGGTGCCTTGGTGTTCACAGGCAGCCGTTAATTGATGAGCCTGTGGAAGCATGGCGGGCGGGTCCGGTTATTCGCTCGCTGTATAACGCAATTAAGCAGTACGGTAGCAATGCCATTACCGAGCGGCTGCCTGTGCGTTGGTTTTCGTGGGGGCGTGCTTTGAAGATTGACGCAACCGCAGCAGCCATCTTAGCGAGCGTCTGGGTTACTTATAGGCGCTATGGCGGCGTTGAATTAGCGGCGATCACGCGTGCGGAAGGCTCGCCGTGGTGGACGACATGGAAGGAGCTTAACGAGAATGTGATGGATGCCGAGCGCTTGGTGATAGATAACGCACTTATCCAGGCGTTTTATGCGCAGAAAATCAAGGCACACAACGCCGGAGAAGGTGAACACGCGGCCCTTACTTAGCCATTGTCCGAACGCTCCGCCGCGTGGACACCTTTTATATGGGAGTGGCGGCGGCGCGGGACTGCCGAACACGTCGGCGCTCATTACTCGTTCGGTTAAGAATATGCAGGCACATCGGGAAATGAGTCTTTACATGCTATCGGCCTTAATTCTTCGTCGACGTTTGTTAGGCAAAACCATTTACCTACTATGTTATTGCCGTTGGTATCGGCGCTTGAGCCATGCAAACCTACATCGGATATACGCAGCCATTGGATGAATTTGCCATCAACTGCGCTAGTGCCGTTGATAACGCATGTGATAGATGGCATTGGGCTATTAGCGGGCACTACTCTTTCTTTTCCGTTCGGATCAATAAAGGATCGCGTTCTCGGTGCCTCTACATCAACCGTAATACTCCGGCAGCGCGTTGTAGGCGCGTGCAAACTGATATCGCCTGGGCTTTGGGTGCGCTGTCCTTTAATGAGCTGCATTTCAACGCCCACCCTCCCCGGCGTGATATCCGCTAGTGCTACCGTCACTTGCGCTTTAGCGATGTAATTCTGATATAGCGGTAACGTAATTGCCGCGAGAACAGGGACCACTATAAGCACGATCATGACCTCTAACAGGGTGAAGCCTTGTTGTCTCTTTTCCATAAAAATTCCCCTAATCTTTGAAAGTGTGCTACTAACGATTCAATCGGTTTAATAGGATAAATAAATTAGACATCTCTAAAACACTTGAACCAGGCAGCGTTATTTTTTCTAACGTATCAGAAAAAAAGAGAGATAAGTCTCAGAAAATCCCGTGATCGCATGTAGGGAATTTCCTATCTCTCTACGGGGTTCCGCTCGCTGATTGCGTGCAGAGGCAGGCCAGAAAGAATGGATGAGATTTAGCCGGTTACACGTGTAGGGAGCCGGTGCCAGCCTTTTACGCCATTGGCATTGGTGCCGTAATAGCAAGACGCACCAGGGGTGGCGGTATCGCCTTCTAGGCGCAGTGTGGCCAAGCCGCTAGCTAATGTGCCTACCATGTTGAGCGAGTCGATGGCTTGAAGCTGTGCCGCTGGGGGGGCGCTGTGCGCGGAGTCGAGCGCTGCCTGTAATGCGCTCATCTGCTGTTGCAGTTGCAAGAGTGTCTGTCTGGTTTCGCTGGAGGCTAACGAGGCTAAATAGGTGCGCCAGCTTCGCGCCACACATCCGGCGGCATCTAAAAAAGGCTCGTTGGCGTGCGGTATCTGGCTCATGTTGTGGTCGGCCCAAAGGCGATCCAATCAAACGGAATATTGGAATTGATCCTATCGGAGTTTTTTTCTTTGCTATCGGCAATCACAAAATTGAAATGAACGCCCGTAGTGGATGCGTTGCTAGCGCTTTCCGCTGCAAGGCTGTTAGCAGTCGCAAGCGCGGAGGTAACGCTGGCTTTCATGAAATAAGGCAGGCCGCTAAACGGTGTTGGAAAGGTAATTATCTTTATCGTGGAATAATTTCCAGTGGCGGGAGCCACATCGCGCCCCCACTGAATCATCAAGGTTCCTAGCTTTAGTGAAGCTACGCCAATCGTGTACGGCGTTGCGGGTGCGCTCGGCAGTGGTTGCCAGAGTAGGTTAGCGCCATCGGTGCCTAATATTTTTCCACCCATTCCTGCTGGGTCGGGGACCTCTCGAACGGCGGCCCATAGCAGCACCGCGCCATTGTTAGTTAGGTATTTGCTCGACTCCAGCGCGGGAATGGTGGTGCCGCCGCCACCTGGAATATTCACGTTATCGGCATCACCTTGCTTCACGCCGAGCACGTCAAACACTTCCACGAAATACGCGCCATCTCCCCAGATATCTACATTTGGACGGCCTGAGCTATCTAACGGAATCACGGCACCATTGTTCACCGATAGCCGTTGATCGCTATAGACGTTACGCGGTGTGGTGGTGCCTGCATCAAAAAACTTAAGTGATCCGGAAGCCACTAGCTGGCCAGTCAGTCCGTGAAATGTATTTAGGCGAGAAAAAAGCCGGAAGGCGCTCATTGGATGCCTTTTTGAGTAGGTATGACAGAACGGTTACTGGTCGGCGTTGTGCAGTTGCTGTTGATGTACGATGAATGCACGTTGCGCTGCTTGCCGTGCTGCATGGCGCGAGGTGCCAATAGCGCCTTCAGCAGTTAAGAGAGGAGCTAAGGGAGCTAGTAAGCTCGGGGCTGCGGCGTTGCGCGCTAGCAGGTTTCCTAGCGTTGCTGAGTTCAGCGCGCGGCCAAGTGTTACGCCTCCGGCGATGGTGGCTAATGTCGGTATTAGGCCACCTGTGACCACGCCGCCGCCGCCGAGCAGCCCCATAGATAACATGCGGCCAGGGGTGCCTGAATCGGGAATTGGATCTTTTAAGACGGTTTGGCCGATTTTTGCTAAATCGCGATACTCTTGCGTTGCTTTGGGGCCGCGTGCATTAACCGCGCTCCATAATCCCGCCGGTGTAATATCTGCGCGCGCGCCAGCGGGGCGCGTGAGAAGCTTTTCCAAGGTTTTAAAATTGTTGTACTGCTGGTTGGTTTTTTTAAGCAATTCAAGCGCTGCAACGTCGCCAGGATCATTAGACGTTTTTAGCGATTGTTCTGCATCCTTAACAAGTTCTTTCCGCAGACGGCCTACATAGTGGCCGGTGGATGTGCCAGGCTGGACGCCTGCTAAATCACGCACCAACGTTTGATAGTTTCTGCCGCTAATGGGGCCTTCATGCCCTGCGCGCACGATGTCATTAAAAATACGGTAAAACTGGTTTTGAACGATTTTCCCGCCGTCGGTGCCTAAATCTCGATACGCATCGTTCACTACTTCCTGCATACGTGCAGCCGCTTGGGGAGATAACGCTATGTTTCTATCGTCCCAAATTGCGTTATATGTATCGTTAAAACGCTGTTTCTGGCTTGCTAACCAGCGATCATCTAGCCGTTCTGTTGCATCGCCTACGTGGCGGGTTAATGCTTTGTTCCACGCGTTCTGCTGATTGCGTGCAGCTGCGTCTGCGCCGCTGAATGGGATGTATTTTGCGACACTAGCGGCGGTACGTAGCGGCGTGGATTGTGTGATCTGAGAAATATGCAGCGGAATCCCTTCACGTTGCGCAATGTCGGTCGCGGCACGTAGGATCGGATCAGCTTCACGCACTAGGCGACGCGCTGCACCGTGCACAACGCCGCTCGCGCCACGGCCTAACACGCCGCCTAATGCGCCGTAGCCTGCATTCGTGAGCCGATTTTCTCCGGTGCGTGTTTCACCAAGTGCGCCGTATCCGGCACCTTCAGCCGCAGCGATACCGCCTTTAACGGCAAGCTGGGCCACGTTACCGGCTTTCCCAAGGGCGTTGAGCGCCGCTATTTCCGGCGTGCCCAGCGGGAGCGTGGCAACATACGGCAGCGCGCGGCCAATAAAGCCAGAAACGCCGTGGACGCCTTGTTGGGTGGGGGCGTCGGCGTCAATGCGCTGCTGCAAGCGGCGGCCTGCGGCGGAATCCTTAGACGTTACGAGCTGTTGCACTCCACGGCCTAAGCGGGTGAGTTCGGCCCCTGCGGCGATCAAGGGCCGTTGATACCACGGGGAGGCGGCGTATACCTGCCGAGCAATAGCGGCTTCATCAACGGGAACGGTATCAATGGGCTTTGCAGCGGCTGGGGCGGCATCTTCGGGCGGCAGATCAGATAACCGTAATCGTTTAGGTGCGGGCGCGTTTTCGTTGGTTTCCGGCGGCAGATCAGATAATCGTAATCGTTTAGGCGCGGCCATTACGGCACCTCTTCTACATAAAGATCATCAGGAGTACCCCCCACAACGCGGTATTGTTTACCGCCACGCTGGATGATGTAGCCAACGCTATACGGCGGCGGTGTGTTTTTTATTTTTTCCATTGTTGTTTGGATTTCATTTAAGCTTTGTTCAAGCTTGGCGTGAGAAATCCCTGGGCTGAGCGAGTCAATAGAGTTTTGAATAACAGCTAATTCTTTTTCGCTCAATGCGCCGAAGCCGGTCGCGCCTTGAGGGGAAAGTGCTTTTAATTTCGACATTACGCCTAATGCGATTTGCGCTTTTAAAACCTCTAATTGCGCTTGCGCGTCGCGCACGTCTGTATATGGAAAGGCAGCGCTCAGTCCGCCAAGAGGGGTGCCTAGTCCTTTATAGCCTGGAGAGTTTCGCAGGCGATCAATGGCACCTATGAGCGTAGTTGCTGACTCGACGGCGTCATGATGCCGTGCCAATGCGGCTTGTTGGTTTTGTTCGGCTTTTGCCTGTAGCGCGGCTTTTTTCGTCTCCGCCGCATCGCGCCTTGTTTCAGTATCCAGCGCTAGGCGTGCTTGACCTAATGAAAGCTGCGCCTGTTGATACGGTGTGAGTTGTTGGGACGGTTCCGGTTTTGGTGTAATGCCTGGAACAGGTTTAAAAACGGGCGTGCCGTCAGAGGCTAATTGTACGAATCCGGCGCGGTCAGCGTCATAGTGTGGCTTTTCTTGTAGTGGTGCTTCAGCGACCAATTGGTTATTGGCGTCATAGCGTCTGGCACCTGGAGCAAGGGAATACGGTTGCGCGCTTTGTCCGGTTTGTGTCATCGCAATACGTGCTTTTGCTTCCTGGTCGAATGCTTCTGGGTTGTACTGTTCGGGTATCGGAAGCTTAGCGGCTTGGGATTGAGGCGTAATAAATGTGTTGTAAAAATTTTGGCGCTGTTGGGGTGTGATATTTGCGGTGGACAACCAGGCGCGTGCTAATTCTGTCGCGGTTTGCTGTTGTTTTTCTTGGGCAGCTTGTGCGTTTTTTTGGAATTGCTGTTGCAGTGGTAGCCTGCTTGGGGATCAGTATCAATTAACGCGCGTAAATAAGCCTGACGCTGTGTTGGATCAGTGGCGTTAAGGGTTTGGCCTAAAAGCCGATTCGTGGCGCGTTGTTTTCCTTCATTAAAACCACGTTTAACGTAGTCGTATAGTTCTAGTGGAGTCGCCATCGTCTAACCTCCTAATCCTTGGTTGCTTGCGTACCACTGATTGCGCCTATATGGATTGCGGATAAAAGCGTTATTCGCATACGGGTTATTTGCATAGGCATTGGCGTTACTCCCTGCAAGCGTATTAGCGTAGTCGTCTGTGTACGTAGTGGCGTTAGTGTTGCTGGGGTTTCGTCCTTGATACCAATTACCAAAGGCGTTTCCTAGCGATGCGAGCGCGTCCGTTGTGTTATTGGCTGTTTGGTAATACGCACCAGCGCGTGCGGCAGCAGCGTTGTTATATTGGTTGCCGACGTTAGCAGCATAGGATTGGTCTAAGCCAGCGAGTTGATTCGCCGCCGCTTGGCCGGAACCAGAAAGGCCCGCTAGGCGGTTCCAATAGTTATTTAGATTCTGTGAGGCTAAGCCTTGGGCGAATTTCATTACATCGGCTTGATGGCCTCCTGAATATAAGGAGCCACGGGCGGCGGCGCTGCGGTCTAGTCCTTGTAAGCCTTGATCAAGTGCATAGGTGTAGTCGGGCGCTTTTTCAAAGCCGGAGTAATCGCCGCTTAATACGGCTTGTTGGCCGGTGAGTGCGTTTTGTCCGGCGGTGAGCCACGGTAATTGATCTTGTCGGGCTTGGTTGTATTGGCGTTGCTGTTCGGCAATGGCTTCTTGGCTGGCGCGTGCTTGTGCGTTGCCCGCTCGTCTAGCAGCGTTGCCTTGAATGAGGCTGCCAATAAGCGATGCAGCACCAGGAATGAGGGCTGACCACATGGTTATATTTCCTCTAAAAAGCGGTATCTATGTTGCGTGGCGGCGCTGTTTACGCCGGTCCTGTTGCAGCTTGCAATGACATGGCAAGCAGGTTCGCCACAACAGGGTCGGTAATGCGGATGTCAAACACCCAACGCCGACCTTGTCCTAGGCGATAACGCCGCACACGTTTTTGGTATACGCCAATATCACCTAGATCACGTGCAACCCACGCGGACCAGTTGCAGCCGCCATCTTTGCTATAGCGGAGCAAAACGGTGCGCGTCATGTTGGACAATCCATAGAGAAGCACCACTTGGTGCCCGTAATGGGGGAATAGACACGCACTTCGGCGAAAGCGTCAGCGGTGGTCTTTCTAAAGGTGGCGGTTTCGTAATTTTTATGAGCAAATACGGTTTCAGGGACATCACTACCACCGGCGCGAATTTGTGTAATTTTCTCTGGTGGCAATCCTTTGTTTTTTAGCACGGCATCAAGCTGCGTTTGATATATCACGTTGCCGTAATAGCCGGTATCAAGCACCTTAACGCCGCCAATCCATACCTCAAATTTATCTGGATTATCTGAGGTGGCAAACGCGAGCGTTACTAAGCCGGTGGCACTGCCTAAACGCACGTGCACCACGTTAGGAAACGCTTCGCCGCCTGAATACATTTCCATGACGCCACACGGGATGAACTTAGCAGGTGGCTCGCTCGCGGGGGGCGGTTTTTCGATGGTGGGTGCAGGGGTAGCCCCCCCGTGTGCATCCGTACCGAATACGAGTTCTAAGGCATTCACGTTAAGCCGGTTTTGGTTGCCGTGAAAAACGCCGCTAACGCGGCGGCGTTCGATGATGTGGTCGCCTTCCCACGGCATCAACCAATCTAAAATGTATAAGGTTCCGTTAGTGAAATCGCCTGCAATCCATTGGGTGTTATGGCGAATACAGCAGCTCATCCGCCAACGGCGCATACCAAATGATTCGCGGCGGTGCCACTCTGCCGTGGCGGCGTCATAGCCCCACGTCATTCCATCTGGAAAGGACAGGTAATAGATTTGGTGGCCGCGATCTTCAAAGGTGAACGCAAAGGCTTCGGCGTGATTGCATCGGGCGATTGCTTGTTCCAATGGCTGGGTGCTAACGCGTACTGGTTGATAGCCATCGAGGCGATACACGCTGCCATCATGGCCTAACCATACAGCGGTATTCGCTAGGCGCTGCACGGTAGAGTGTGAGGCGCAACCAATCTGCATTTCAGTGCCGGAATGCCGTTGAAAGGTGCCGGTTACCGCGCCGGTGTTTATGAAAAATTCGCCGGTACGCGCCCCTAAGATCAATACTTCACGGTGTATCACTATTAGGCCGATGATCGCATCCGGCGCGCTTTCTGCTTCATAACGATCTAGTGTGTTATAGCGCGTGGCGTCGGCAAGATCGGAATGAAACCAAAAGCGGCCCGCAGGTTCTACGCCTACGATGTAATTGTCCACGTAGTCACAGGCTTTAAAGCCTGGGAACGCTGCATCGCTAATCTGCGTGGCTGCTGTTTCTGTAGCTGTGTTGTAGACGTAGCCAGACACACCATTAGCAATCGCTAATTTGTTTCCGCCGGTGATTTGGTGATGTGCCATCACTACGCGGCCACTGCCTGGGATGTTGCCGCGATGAATGGCGGTGCCTGCGGCAGTGATTTGCCAGAGTGTGTTACCGACAACGGCGAATAATGTTCCTTCTACGTCATGCAGGCCACGCACCGGTGCAGGGTGTGCAGGATCAGGAACGCAGAATAGGCGTGCACCAGGAGCACAACGCAGCATTGCTGATGAGCGACCGCCACTGCGTTCGGCTTTAACAGGTATCCAATTAACTGTGTCTTGCACGCTCCAAGGGAGTGTCTCATCGCTATATGCGCCGCCAATAATCGGGGCATCGCGCCATTGCGCGATCATGGATCATCTTCCACGGTATCGCGTACACGCTGCTGTGCTGGGCGCGGTAGGTCGTAGGTCATACGTGCATCTTCGGCGCGAATCGCGGCGCTAATTAGGTTGGCTTTTTCATAGCGCGCGTGATCGATCACGGCTTGATCTAGTGGTGCGCCATACCGTGCAGCCAGCAGTACGGCAAGATTGCAGGCAATAGCAATTTCTGCCTGTTTTGGCGCAGGAAGGATATCCGTTGGGTTTGTAACCTCGTGCCAGCCAAGGGCAAGGTTATTCGCTTGCCAACTGTGCATCATGAGATTAAGCATGCGCATGGCCGTTGTTGCATCTTCGGCCTCTGCAGCCTCATTTGCATCTAATACGCGCAGATAGCCAAGCGCATCTCTAATGATTTCAGCAACGGTAGACATGCGTTATTGCGTGACGCGGCAGGCGTGATCAGGACGCACCGCAACTGGTGTACCGAAGAGGACATCAATACGGGTGTGTTCTACATCGGCTTTACCATCGCCAAAGCTCATCACGCGAACGCTGATGCCTTTAACGGTGGCGGTGTAGCCATCACAGTTGGCCAGCACCGGCAGCGGAACGAAGGCAGTTGCAAAGGCGTCTTCATGGAAGACAAGATTCTGCACGGCAGCCGTTGAGGGGGCACCTACGATAGTGAGCGCGGTACGGTCTTTAGGCAACGCGGTTACCGTGCCTATTGTTGTCGCTGAGGTAAGCACAATTGGCGGATAGATAGTCACTCCATATTCGCCTCTACGGTAGTCGGTTGTGACTAAAAATTGCCGTAAGCGTGTGGTGGCTTCGCCGGTGATCGGATGCGTTTCAAACACACCGGCTAGCGTGAATATCGTTCCTTTAGAAAGCACAACTAGCGCGGTTCGTGTGTCGCCTTTAGTGTCATCAATAGCTAAAGTAGCACCCTGATTTCCCGTACCAGTGACAACGAGGCCACTGCCTGGGCCGTTGGTATGCGTAGGCAGCGCAAGTTGTTTGTAAAACTCCAATCCGGCAAACATGCCGACCGCATTTTTACTAAATTCACCGCGTATCTCATCGGAGGTATGAAATAGCGTTACGTTGGTTTCTGCTAATGCGTCATTGGCATCTGTTGAAAAATGCGCGCAGCGATCTGCTTCTGGGGCCAGATGGTTGTCTAACACGGATGCGGCGGCGCGCCACGGTGGGCGTGTCCCTGGAATGGTCCCCCATGTGCCTACGACGTTCGGCGTTTGGAGATACATTGATTTAAGCAAATACGCATTCACTTTGCTTGATAGCGAGTTCATCGCCGGACGTAAAAAGCGTTTACTAAAATCGGTTAGGTCTAACTTTTTTTCTTTCGCGGTAAACGTTAACGGAACATGGTATTGCTGATCTACAACCAAATTAACGTAGGTTTCGCTCACTGAAGGCGCATTAGCAAATCTGTCTCCGGCGAAATTAGCGCCAGAAAAAGAAACCGGCATCGGGGGGACCATAATTTTTACGGTGTCGCCTTTTTTATAGCCATTAATTTCCTCCCCAAATTCTTTGGAACGGGTGGTATTAATGTTAGTAACCACGTTGTTTTGCTCGACAAGCATTTTAGCGGATTCGCGTGCAATCATTTGATGAGTGAGTGCCTGGGTTCCCATGTGTGTTCTCCTAAAATGGCGTGATAGTTTTTTTCGTTTAGCGCTTACGACGTTTTTCTACATCGCGCGCGTACCAGTCTTCATCGGTCATTTTTTCTGGCGGGATGTCCGTTGGTGAGCGACCGGATACGGTGGGTGGGGGCGGAGGTGCATTGCTGAGGGGTTTGCTGTGCGTTCTGCCTGTTAGTGTCACAACGTTTTTTTGCGGTACCGCTGGGGGGGCGGTGTTCAGGCGTGCCGCAAGGCGTTCGACGGCAGCGGCTAGGACTTCAGGCCGCATTGATGCTAATGACCAGAGTTCATCTTCGTTATTAGCTAAGTGATAGGCGATTTCTGGGCCTTTTTCATGGGCGATAATCGCCGCTTGCAGTTCCACCGGAAGCAGTTCAGGCGCTATCGCGCTAACGGTTTCGTAAAAATCTTGATGCGTATCAACAAACGCTGTTAACCGCTGTTGGTAGGCGGCATACGCCTGCTGTTGTTGGCGTTCTTCTTGTGTTTGCTGCTGTTCTTGTTGCCATTGTTGCCGCAGATAATTAAGGCGTGCATCTAGAAAGGCGTTGAGGTCGTAATCGTACTGTTCAAGTTTGGGCGCGCCGTCGGGCGGTGGCGTACCAGGGCGGGGCGTAGGGGTGTGGTACTGGCGTTCGAGTGCGTCCAGGCGCTGCCGTAGTTCGGCGTTTTCATTGTTAATGCGCTGTATAAATTCACGCGAGCGATAGCGTTGTTTTTTTTCAGCATCCTGCTGCGTTAATTCGGCGTCATTGGTGGTGTGTTCGGTGTCGGGTGTGTGTTGTTGTTGTTCTAATTGCTCCGCTTGTGCGTCGTTTTTCGGAAGCTGTGACGCATCCACAGTGGCGGCAACATTCGGCGATGTAGTGGTGTCCTCTGTCATGGTGTTTTCTCGTGTCGGCTTATGTCGGCGGGGAGGTAGGCAATAAAAAACCGCCTTGCGGCGGAGGTGGTGTTTGTTGTTGCTGTTGTTGTTGCGGCATGCCCCCAGGGTCGGGCATGGGCGCGCCTACTGCTTGAGCGGTGACGGCGTTTCGTAATTGCTGCTGAGTGGCTTCAGCTTGCTGGTGTTGGGCGCGTGCCTCGGATAAGCCTGCATCGGCGGTTACCTTTTTAAGCTGTGCAAGTTGCATTGGGTTGGGTTGCGGCGGCTCAGGTGGTTTATCACCTTCTTTAGGCGGTAGTACGCCTTGGGATACAAGCAGTTTCCGAAAGGCCGCAAGCACTTCATCCATGCCTGGTAAATCCATGTTCTGCACGCCTGCGTAAGCTAATACCGCTGCAATCTGAGGGGCGGCTCCGCTGACTTGTGCGGCAAGTTGCATCATGGCCTCTGCTGCTTCCATGCGTTGCGTGGCGTAACTCGGGCCAACGGTTACCGTAACGTCATATTTTCCTTTGCCAATGTCATTCAGTACGACGCGGCGGCCTGTCATGGGGTCCTGGACTTCTTGATAGAGCTGTTTCCATTTTTCGCCACCGTCTTCGCCTAACACACGTACCGCGCGGGGGGTGTCGTAAACACGAGGGATCATATCTACGAGAATTTCATAGGTGTAACGCACGGCGTATGCAAGGTTATCGACGTAGTTAAACGTGGCCACCGCGCCCTGTTGTTTGCGGCTGTTAATGGCGATGCCGCTCGTTTCATTGCTGCGTGCGCCTAAGCTTGCATCATATAAGCCGGTGGATGCTTTAACGTCGTCGTTATCCATTCCGGCCAGTTGAATTAAGGCCGCAGGGACTTGCGCTTGTTCGACACGTCGCGGCGCGGCGCCACCGCATTTAACGATATTAGCCAACAGAAACGGAAAATCTTCGGCGTTGGCGTCTTTCCACATGGTTTCATGACCGGCAATCATGTCTGGATCGACAATAAACGGTGCTTTAGGTGCTTTGGCGACGGCTTCCACTAAGGCGGAGCGGTGTAGGTTATGTAAGCGCTGTTGGTCTTTGCTAAAGCGCACCATACCGGACCAATAATCGGTACCGTCGATATTTTCAATATTCCCCCACACGGGAATGATAGGGATGAATTTGCAGGGAAAATCATATGGCTTGGTCAGCCAGCTTTGGCCGTTGGTAAGGCGCATACGTATGCGATGACCTTCCACGGTGCGCGTTCTCTGAATCTGTATGCCTGTTTGTGCTAAAAACGCTTTTGTATCTGCTTCAGTGACTCCGGCCTCTTTTGCGATGTCATCGGCGAAAATAACGCGCCCATCAGATAGGGCTAATAGTTCGCGTTTACGTGGTTCTTTCCACCAATATTCAGCAATCCGTATTTGTTTTGCATCACGCCAGCCTTTAACGCGTGTATCTCCGTCAAAGTCGGTCACATCGGCATCAGGGAAACGCCGCTCGAAATCGGCGCGCGGTAGTAGTTCTTCAACAAATGCATAATTAGCGTCACGTCGATCAATTTCAATCGCTGCCGGATCGAATTTCACGGCAAAGGGATTGCGCACGGCTTTAATGCGGATGTCTAACTCAAAGTCATCTTCTTCTAGGTAATCGGTAGTGATGCGCAAGGCACCAAAGCCGCCTTTTACCGCTTTTTCGTAGGCTATGTCGTAGGCATGATCGGCGTTAGAGGTGCTTTCGATATTTTTGCAAATGCCTTGCATGATTTCAGCAAGGCCGTGATCAGCTTCTTCTACGCCGCGCACTTTGGCCGAAGGGCGTTGCTGGCGCATTTCATTAATAACTTGCTGCGTATGTAGGCGCAGTTTAGGAAATTCATACGATGGCCTGTTTTTGCGGCGGCGTTTGTGTTCTGGGTCCCATTGGCTACCAGGTACTGTTACGAAGGTAATATCATCGCGTGATTGGTCGTACAGGTCGCGGCAATAATCGCTAGCAAGCTGGTACCGTGAACGCATTTCGGTTAATGCGTCTGTGTCTTTTTGTGTGGAAGAAGCCATGATTAGTAATCGACGGTGTACTCATAGACGGCTATTTGTACGGGGTTGGTGATTTTGGCATAGCGCCGCATCATCATTGCGTACCGTGTGGCGCTGAGCAGATCATCATGGCGTTTGGTAATCCGTCCGTTGTCGCGGTGGTAGAGAGAACACTCCTCAAACCATTCTGCAAGATGGCTAAATACTTTGAGGCGTCCGGTGTGCATGCGGTCTAGCATCTCTGTTACACCGGCTTCTAATCCGTTGGTACCGTCTTCAAAGGTGGCGCGCTGCGGCAGCATTGCTAAGCCTTGTTGGCGGTATTGTTCGGCGAGTTGGTCGCCGCTGCCTTTGTCGTGTTGTAGGCCATCATGTGGCCACGCCCACGGCAGGGTAACGCCCCACGGTTTCAGTGCGGCGGCGTGAATGATGGGCGTGGCTTCGCGTTTGCGATAGGCACACACTACATAAAGGATGTCCGCGTCGCGATCCCAAGCGAGTTTGACGGCAGCGAAGGGATGGTCGTAGCCAAAATCCATACCGCCGATAAGTGCCCATTGGGCGGGAATGGCGAACGGGGCAACGCTGATTTCTTCTTGAGCAATAGGAAACACGCGACCGCTGCCTAATGCCGGAACGCCTTGGGTGCGCGCGTCGCGCTCGTGGGGTGGGTAGCTCGCAGTGATGCGTGCGCACTCTTCGGCGGAATAGTGTTCGGCGTCTTCAATACTCATCTGTACGTAGCCACGGTCTGCGGCGTCTTCTGTTAAAAAGCGCCGTACTACGTTTGACATGCCTTTTAATGGCGTAAACGTCATAAAGACGGGGCCAAAGGTGCGATTGGTGCGGGTGATGCCTTCAAAGTAGACATCTTCGGGGGGTTCTTCATCAAACCACACCCAATGAACGGTATCTGCTTGCCATTTTTCGCGGCCTTGGTCGAAGGATTTGAGCGAGACGGAGCTACGCGCGCCGGTGCAATGGCGAACATAGATGGTATCGACCAGCTCAGGCACGCCACGCGCCCACGTCACGGCATCAATACAGGCGCCAGGAATCGCACCGGTGCCTAATTCTGTCTTGGGATCGCGTCCAAGCAGCACGCGCTGCACGCCACGCCGTGTAAGTTCGCCTGTTTCCGAACCAGCAAGGCCGTGATTAGCGCTCGTAAAGCGCTTGCCTTGCCACTAGTCAGGGTAGCGGCCGGTGAGGTGGATTGCCGCCTCGTATCCGGCGCACAAGGTTTTGCCGGATTGATTGGCCGCGATTAATAAGCGTTCGCGCACGGTCGCGCCCAGTGCATGAAACGCGCTTTGTTTAAGGTAGGGGGCGTAGTCGGCGAGTTGGTTAGTGCAACGGCGGCGCGTTTTTTCCTCGAGTAACAACGCTAATGCCTGCTTCGGCGGCAAGCTTTGCAATGGCTGCATCCAATTCGGCATCATCAGCACTTTTAAGCGCAAAATCACCTGCAATATGTGTTTCTGTAGGGATCAGGCGCGCAGCAAGTTTGTAGAACTCCGTCCGGTTGGCACGCGCCCACTTGGCCAAGGCCGGAACGCCTCCTAGGCGGTCAAACGCTTCTAAAAAGGCGTCTTTAATCGCTTGCGTGTTGCGATTTTTGCTGCCAGGACGCCTACCGCTAGGATTACCCGAAGTGCCTTTTAGCCATACCACTATGTTACTTCCACCTTTAAAGTACGCTTATGGATAATACCGTTGGCTAACTTCATTACCAGAAACACGTCACTACCCCCCCAAAGTGCGGTTTTAAACACGATGCCGAACGAGGTCGGATGTTTCTCTGTCGGTTTTATTAAATCTACCTTAAAACTCTTGGTATTTGGCCCGGATAGTTCGATCGAAGACAAGTACCCATCATCTATTGGCCTATACCTATAGATGATGTGTGGCATATCCAAGGTTATGAGGTACTCCACTATAGAATTGGTGGCCAACGTTATTGGATACGGTTCTATTTCTTCGCCGTGTAAGAAAAAAGAGATTGATCGTTTAATAGGCTCAACACTCATGGGCGCGCCCGGGGACTGTCAAAACACAAATTGTTAGGATGTCCGGCAGTGCCAGTTAGCCCCACAACCTCCACGCACTCCACATAAAGGGACAACACAACAATAACGCTGTTAGATAGGGTTATCGTCAAAATGAGCGTTTTTTTACCGTAACACCGCCCAGTAAACACGATGCCAAACGAACACGCGCGGCGCGTGTGTGGCTGTTTTAACTGAGTAACTAAAGTACTTCGTATTCACGCCGTTTAGCGTGAATGAAGAGATGAACGTCTTATCTGAACGCGAGCAACGCAGCGAGATGTAGCACTCCGCTGTGGCTTTCTCGCCCACTTTTATGTAATACGGCTCCTCGTCCTCTACGGCCTGAGTGCCAATTAAGATCAACGCTCCAGCGCTCACGGAACCCCACCAGCGCGGCGGCACGGTGGTGCTTGCCGCTGGGCCATCAACCAGCGTATATCGGTTTGCAAGCGTGAAAGTGTGCGGCTGTCGTTGTCGTGTAGAACGCGTAGTTGAGTAATTGCAGCTTCTTGCTTGGCGTTAATCACAGCCTGTTCGCGTAGTACGCTTTCCATATACGTTAACTTCTGATTAGGTTGTGATAGACGTTGTTCTAATTTTGTGTCTCCTGTCAAGTTTAAGGCGGCGTGCGCCACAAGGGTTACTAGCGAAGCAATCAACACGTAGGAAAAAAGCAAACGCGCGCTAGGAAGATAGGCCGCGATGCGGCGAACTGCGGCAACAATCATTTTATTTCCCGCCAGTGCCGAGCTTGGGCGTAATAAAGTTCTGAATTAGTTCTAACGTGTGTGGTGTGTCGATTAAACCGGAGGCAATTACAGCGGCTACAGTAATTGACTGGCTTAGCTTAAATTCTTCGCAAACACACATCACTAATAGGCCTACAAATCCGCTCATAGCTGCCTCAATCAGCACGCGGGAAACGGCCAGCGTCGCCTTAGCGTCAATAACGCGCATAACGTAACTCAGTGTTCCGGTGAGCAACGAAAGGGCGACGTAAAACGCTTCTGGCCACCAGGTAGGCAGTGTAGAAACGTCAATCACGGCGACCCTTTAAAGCGGCACGCCGTTGCTTCTCTTCAGCACGCCAGTCACTGCCTTCAAACAATGCACGTTCGGCGGCACGCCTGATGATTAAGCCAGACTGCACACGACCGCCCGCCCATTTCCACACATGAAACTGCTGCGCCGCACCAGCAACATCACCGGCATTAAGCTTGCGTAACAGCGTCGAGCGGTGGAACGCGCCCGCACCAATGTTGAAGCTCAGCGATACCAACGCATCAAATTGATGTTGCTTGAGTGGCACACGCACATAACGCCTTACAGCCGGTTCAAACTCTTTGGCTAATCGAGCACGTAACATCGCATCCGCTTCCTGCTCATTGGTAAGCCGCAACCCTGGTACAACGTGATTGCCCGTCTCGCCGTAACCAATCGTCAACACACCCCCAGGACAGGTATACGAGCTCAGCTTGCAACCCTCAAAAAACTTGATGAGTGCAATGCCTTCTTCACCAATGGTCTGCATGGGGGGACTCCAGTACGCAAAAAACCGCCCGAAGGCGGTATGAGCCAAAAAAATCCCGCTAAACAGCGGGGATTGGAACGCGTTTCACTCAGTGGCGCGTTACGTGCTATCTGCTAAACGCTGCTTCGCTACATCGCAGTACCACGGTGATATCTCCATCCCAATAAACTGATGTCCAGCACGCAAGGCGGCAACGCCGGTTGTGCCGCTGCCTGCAAATGGATCAAGGACCGTAGAGGTAGGGGGGACGATCTTTATGAGATGCTCCATCAGCGCTAACGGCTTTCCCACTTGGTGCCGCTTTTCGCGGGGCGCTGTGCCGGTAGCAAAAACGCCTACCGGCGTGACCGGATGCGCTTTGGGATTCATCAAGCCACAGGACGCCCAGACGATAAATTCGGCTTGGCTGCGGAACCGGCCTAGCTGGGGACGACATGCAGGCGTTTTATCCCATACCACAATGCCCTGCCACGCCCAGCCTGCACTCTGTACGGCATCGGTGATGCGTTGGCAGCATCCGCCAATCAGTAAACACTAAAAGCACACCACCAGGG